GAATCATTCCTGAAACTCCTTCTGCAACTGCAATATCTTTTGTTTTATTAGCTTCTTTGCTTGCCATACCTCTAAATGATTTATATTTTTTATTACCATTCATATATATAGACCCTGGAGATTCGTCTGTACCTGCCAGCATCGATCCAAGCATAACTGAGTCTGCTCCTGCTGCAAAAGCCTTGATCATATCTCCAGTATTGCGTATGCCACCATCAGCAACGATTCCAGCACTTAAGCTAAACTTATCTCTTGCCTGTCGGATGTTTATAATTGAAGACAGTGTTGGAACACCATGTCCTGACACAATCCTCGTTGTGCACATGCTGCCACCACCTATACCTACTCTAATAGAGTCTGCGCCAGCATCGCTTAGTGCGAGATATCCTGCTACTGTAGAAACATTCCCAGACATGATAGATACACTATGTCCAACAACATCTTTTAGCCTTTTTGTTGCATCTATCACCATCTTACTATGACCATTAGCTGAATCAATTAGTAACAATGATGCCCCAGCATTTATAAGTTTTCTTACTTGCTCTTCAGTAAATGTAGATGAAATTGCTGCACCTACTGCAACAAGTCCTAATTCTGAAGCTTCTTCTACCATCGCAAGCTGTCTTTTAACAGACATAAATCTATGGATAATTCCCATCCCTCCTGCGTATGCCATAGCAGATGCCATCTCAGTCTCACAAACGGTATCCATAGGGGACGCAATTACTGGAAAATCTAACCAGCAAGATCTTGCTACTAGCATTTTTAAATCAACAGAACTTCTACTAACAACTTCTGAATATTGAGGAACCATTAAGATATCATCAAAACAGATGTCATTATTTTCTAAGTATTCTTTCAAGGCTTTGCCATTTCTACTAAACTAGTTTAAAACTATCTAAAAACATTCTAATATCTTCTGTCATCTCAGGCTTAGATTTTACCACATTTTCATCCTTCTTGTCAAGCTTAGATGATGACCATGTATGTACATCTACTTCCTGGATTTTCTCTCTTCTTGTATGGCTGATTGCATTATACACTGCCCCACACATAGCGTCAGCTAAATCCTTAGATTTTTTACGAGGGTGATCAACTTTATTATTATTCATAATTCTCAACTCTTGAAGTTCTTCAAGTAATAAGTCTATTTGTGGAAGAATAACTCTTTCTTCATATACAAGCATCGATAAATCTTCATAGTGTTTCTTAGCAACAGACAACGTCTCTGTATTAATTCCAACACTCTTAAGATCTCTTTGAATATCAAAAGAGTTCCATCTATCAAATGTTACAAGCCCTAAATTAAAGCCTTTTCTTTTTAAATCAATGATCCAGTTTTTTACCTCTGATAAATCTACTGGACCTTCTTTACGAGGCTCCCAATAAACAATTGCATCTACTATAACAAATGGAACTATCTGTTCATAGTCATTAAAAGATTGTACCTTTACCCATTTGTCAACGTGCCCAATTGCAACTGCACACTTGTCATGCTTTTGTGCAAGGTCAGCGTGGACATAGTATACCGCTTCAGGATCTGGTGTGAACGACTCTTCAAGTCTTTTTCCAACATCGATTGGGTTATGCTTTTGAAAAGCCTTTTGTAGTTTTTCTCTATTCTTAAAGAATGCATCTGAGGAAGTTGTTGCCATACATGCAAAACGCATGAGAGCATCTATTGGATCTGTAAAAAATGAAATCTTAAAATCTTCAATACTTCTTGTTGGATTCATATTCCATGTAGTTCTTCTTAGTGCAAATACTCCAGGGTATTTATATGATTCAATATTATCTTCTTCCCATTCAATCTCAAACTTATTAGAAGGATCCTCTTCAGATAGTGTTGGATTAATTATAAACTCATGTTTTCTAACTATTGTTTCTTTTTCTGCAATTACTTCATCATACCTTTGCGAAATAAAGTCTCCCTTGAATCGAGGGAATGATAGCAAGATTACTTTTCCAAAATCTGGAAAACGAGAATCAACAGATCCTCTAAAGGCTTTATAAATATTATCAGCAGTCTTAGCATTATCATTTCCTGCAATAGATTCCATAGCAAAACCAGAAATCTCATCAAGTACTGCCAGCATCAAGTTTAGTCCTTCTGCAGACTCTCTTTCTGAGTGACCAGAATAGACAGTAATAGATTTATCAAACTCAATAGTATCCATTTTTGAATCATACTTGCCCGCAAACCAGGGTGAGTTTACAATCTTTGAACGGAATCCTTTGAAGAAAACATTCTTGGCCTGTTTAGCATTGATTGCAACATTCATTAAGTCGATAGCATCATCTGTTGGCTTTCCAAAATATCTTGATGGATCTTTTAAACAAAGAAGTTTGTAAACAAGATAGGCAGTTCCTACTGTAGAAGTAAAATCTTTTCCTGATCCTTTTCCGCACATGAGGATAACCTCACTCTTGGTATATTTTCTATAATGTTCTGAAGCTTTTTCAGCTCCCATGAATCTTGCCAGATCTTTTTCTAAATAAATTTGACTCATACATTCGACAAGCACATATTGGTATTCAGAAAGTGGTGGTTGCTTTAGATAATGGTCTCCCATGACGAATGTTCTGACATCTACTGGAAATTCTGCAAATGGACTTTCGTCAAGTGCTTCCATGAAGTCACTAATATCAATTGTCAATTACAACAACTCCGCCTTCATTTACTTGTGATAATTTTGCCAACACCTTTGGACGACAGGAATCACATGAAGATGTCACTTCCTTTAAAATAGAGATTAGAATTTCTTGCTTTCTCTCTGTCTCTAACAATTCATCAGCAAGTTCTTGATTATCTAAAAGACCTGCTTTTTGTAACATCTCAAGTCTCTTGCCCTCAATGTCTGCGATTAATTTAATAGACGTTGTCTTTGCTGTTAGATTTGCACTTGCATCTGCAGAGTCAATAACCTCATATGCTTTTTTAATCAGAGATGAGAAGTGTTGGTCTGCTCCTGCAAGGGCTTCTTTTGCTCTGGCATGGATTGCCTGATTGTTTGCAGCCATTACTCTCCAGTCAGTAAGGAGTTCGACAACCCTTTGTCTTGGGAGACTCAATGTTTTTGCAATATCTGAGGTATCAGATCCTTTTAGGTACTCTGATGCAACCTTGTTTACAAGGTCTAAATGATTAACTAGTGCTACTTCCTCGTTTGACACGCTTACCTCTTTTCTTTACTACCTTAATTCTATCAGATTCAAACGATCTTTGCGGTCCAGAAGCACCTTTGTGTAACTCATAACAGTCTACCCACACCTTATCATTATTTGGATTTGTTGATAGCTGTATAAACTTAAAAGTCATTCCATGTTCTCCAACTACCTTTATCAAGTCTCCTTGCTCTACCAAATGACCAGAAGTAGTTATCATAGAACACTCTCTTATGTATGGATCTAATACCTTAGACCTGTTTCTTTTAATCACTTTCTTTTTCCAAAATTCTATATAGGGTAAGATATCCAATTAGATCAAGCACAGTATCTTCTGTACCAAACTCTTTACCATTTTTAATACGATTTAGCTTATCATCAATTCTACTACGAATCTGTTCTTTTGGACTTGCATTACTAAAAATACTTATTGGCTTATTGAAAGCACTACCATAAGAGATATTCTTACTAATTAAAAGATTTGCTATTTCCAAACATTCTCTTAGAATACTATCTCCAGACGGTGCTTTCAAAGATAAGTCATAAAGGTCTTCAAAATCTTTTACCCAACCCTTTTTATAGTCTGGTAAATTATATTCTGCCATTACTTTCTCCTACTCTTTTTTAATTCAAATTTACCAAGATATACATAGATAGTTTCAGCAGACACTCCACACTCTTTTGCAATGTCTTCTGGGGTTTTTTTATCTACCAAGTACCTTTTAGTTAACCAATTTTTATTGGTATACATTTTCATTTTATAATAATCTCATCTATAAGTCAAGTTTCGTTATCTTATTCCAGTTTTTTGTTGAATACCATCCAATAGCAATTGCATCTGCAACATCGTTATCGTCTACATCCGTCATGAACTCTATGTTAACAAGTCTAATAGTTCTATTTTTTCTGAACTCTCTTTCTTTTCCTTTATACCAGGACTCTGACTTTCCAGGGGTGTCTTTCCTTAGCACAAACTTTTCTTCTTTTGTTAACACTTTGTTTCCGATCCAGTTCTGCCAAGCAACTGGTGTACAAGGATAGATATTTTTAACACCATTTAAATATGCTGCACTAACAACTGCTCCTTGTGCAAGAGCCAGTTGCATAGACACCTTTGGAGAGTTTGCAAATATAGTGTTTTCAATAACCATAGCTTCAACATTAAAATCTTTTAATATTGGAGTAAGTTTTTTACAAGCATCTCCAGCTTTTTGGTAGTGGTCGTTGCCAACAAAATTAACTTTTCCAAACTTTACTAAATTATCATTTTCAAATATTGCAAATGCAACTGAAGTTGAAGAGGCATCTACAGATATAAATCTTTTTGGCTTTCCAACATCTTTCCAACTAAGTTTGCTCATAGTCAAAGAACCCCCTAATATCTTTCAGTGTTTGTTCTAACTTTCTTTTGCTCATCATACAAATATTGCAAAAACCAATGTCGTTATAGATACTAATTTCTATTCCGCAACCACCCGCACACTTTCTACTTCTACTGGCACGGGATTTTATTTGTAAAATTTTGTGTCTTTTGACAATCTTTTCTTTTGTAGCGTTTACTCTACAATCAGAGGAACAATAGATTTGATTCTTATTGTTACTTTGAAATTGGATGTCGCAAAATTTACAAAATTTAGTCAAGGTCTTTCCTTGGCTTTATTTTAATATCACCCTTTGGTTTTGCATAACAGGCTGTCTGAAAATCACAACCCTTGCAGACCTTAGAATTTGAACGGTATGGATTCTCTGGGAGTAGTCCTTCGTCAGACGCTTTCTTAACTTCTCGCATCCAGTCAAAGAAATAGTTTATAAAATCTTTATAATGCTGACTAATTTTGATCGGGAACATAGAAATCTCATGACTATTTTTTGATTCATATAGAAGAAAAGCAAAGCCCTTCTTAAGAATCTTCATATAGATTAGAAGTTGTTCAACATGATATTTTCTTGGCTCACCCTTAACATTTAAATAATGAAATGAATCTTCATTTAATGTTTTAATTTCAGTAAGAATATCCATATCATTCCATCGAATAACTGCATCAGTTCTACCTGAGATTGGTGGATCATCGTGGGTCAATCTTTCTTCATTCGTAACCAGAATGCCAGCATGTTCCATAGCTTTTTCAATACGTCCATGCCTATCTGTACCACTATCCATATTTGCAACTGAGAACCAGTCTGTCTTAGACTCTGCCTCGTTGCCCTCAAACCAAAGATACCAAAATCTTGGACACTTTCCTGCACCATAGGTTAATGATGACGGGGTAAAACTATCTCTCTTTTTAAAAGAACCTTTTCTTTGTGCGGCATAACCTTCTTTAATCTTGTCAACAATTTCTTGACTATTGATTAAACTTTCCTCACTCTTCTTTGGTTTGTCTACTAACTTGCTTATAAGGGTCTTAGCCATGACTGTTCCTAACTGTATATTTTAAAGCGTCAGCCAACTTTTCGGTTGCCGCTGCTGCTGAATAGTAAATATTCTTTTTATCTCTTTCATCTTTCTTAACATTAGTATACCAGGCAGCAAGCATTGCAAATTTTGCAGAGTACGATTGTAGTCTTACAATCAACTCGATGCCAACTGCTGCTGGAATATCTGGCTTAGAAATTAGCTTTGCAATAAGTGCAAGAGCATGAGTTAGCTCTTCGTCTTTCATATGCTCAGATATTTCATTAAAACCATTCACCTGATTTAATAACTCAACTGTTGTTTCCATTATTCCTCAATTCTTCAAAGACTTCCCATTCAATTACAGCGAGTCTGACTTTTTTACTTCCCTCACCAATTACTAACATTAGTGCTGGATTCTTTGACCGATCTACTTTCAACGTGTCTGTCACAATCTTTGCCCAATTATCTTGGCTAATGGAAAAACTTTTAGAGTATTCCTTAACGTCTACTACGAACTCGTCATCGCTACCGTCAGCTTTGACAGCACCTCTTCCAGAGTTCTTGTGAGCCTTTAGCCCTGCTCTCTTTAATTCAGCACGTTCACTCATCAGTACCCCTTGACATTAATATTTACTTTAGACATTTACTTTTGCCTCTAACTCTACTATTCTTTTTGGATCTTCTCTAAGCCATTTAATAACGCTTTCTCTACCCTGGAGTTTTTCTTCTCCAATGGTATACCAGGCTCCGCCCTTTTTAATTGCTCCAACCAGCTCTGCGGTATCAACTAAATCTGCTACCTTGTCTACGCCCATCTCTCCGTCTCCATCGAAATAGAAATCGTAAGAACCTGCAACAAATGCTGGACCAGTTTTATTAAAATCAATATGCCAATTAACTACACGACCAATTTTAGATTCTATAATCTTATCTCCAGAAACAATCTTGCCTTTAATTGCCTGATTATCTGATTCGCTTGACCATAGTTTTATAATTGTGCTACTGAAGAACTTAACAGCATGACCACCAGTCGGCTGATGACTTGCAAACATTGCACCGATATTATTACGTTGCTGAGATATTAAGATAAGAAGTGTTGGCTTCTCATTATTATTAGAATAGTTAAGCATCTTGACTGCATTTGTCATATCTCTTGCTTCAGCACCAATTTGTTTTGTATTTTCTAATTGTTTTAATTCTTCAGAATCTTTTTCAAAGTAAATTGCAGGAAGTAGTGCAGATATGGAATCAACTATTAGAATATCAACTCCAGCTTTCATAAGTTGTACACCAACATCAACCATTTCATTAATACTTCTGGCATTTGAATAAATTAATTGTTCAACATCTACCCCAAGTTTTCTTGCCCATTCTGGATCAAATGATGCCTCAGCATCAATCCAAGCACAAATCTTTCCCTCTTTTTGTGCATCGGCAATCATCTGCAAACAAAATGATGACTTGCCAGCAGACTTGTTTCCCCAAACAAGCACTTGTCGACCATAGGCCAGCCCACCTTTTAGAGCATTGTTTAAACTAATACTTGGAGTCTTTTGCTTAGTAATTTCGATAGTAGCTCCACTTGTAATCTTCTTTCGTAATTTTGGATCAAGTTGAGATAAAAATTCATCAAGGTCTATCTTTGTCATGCTAAAACCCCATGCATCTTTAGACGTTCTGTATTCTTTAAAACTTTTCTTTTCAAAGATTCTTCTAAAGATATATTTGTATATTTATCTCTAACTAAACCAGCATATAAGTCTAAGACTCTAATAACGATGTCGGCTAGTTCTTCCACTACCTGCTCGTCACCCTTCTCCTTGCGTATTGCCTCTAGTACCTCAGACACTTCTGAGTGCACCATCGCAAGCTGTTTTAGATAGAAAATTGTTCCGTTATTATCATCCCAGAATCCCTTATCTCTTGCATTTGCGTGAATCACTGCCGCAAACTCGTCAATTACAATAGCCATTTATAATACCTCCATTAGTGTAGTAGTTCCTTCTTTTGTCTTTCCAAAATTAATCTTTGCCACGCTACCTGGCTGACACTTCATGTACCCAGTCGAGAACATTGTTGGAAATACCATTGCAGCAATCATCTCTCTTGAACTATTAGCAACAATCATATTAGCCATTCTTTTTCCAGCCTTAGTAACCCTTGGAGTAAATGATAGCACAAAGTGCTCATCATTTGCAAATGGGACTTGCTTATAGTTTAAAAACTTAATAAGAGGACTATCTTTATGCTCTTTTAATTCATCAACTGGAATTGCTTCAGAGATTCTATTTGCACCTGCAAGAATTAAATATGTTCTTCCAGGCTCAATTTTAGTCTCTTCTTCATCAAATATTCCGACTACTCCAGTTGAGTCCATAATTTCTACTCTTGACCAACCTTTACCACGCTTAATATTTTTTGCAATGCCAAGAAGAACAAATACATTTTCTTCATCAAATTCTTCTATCAAACTTACATAAGCATAATAGTGTTGAGGAATGCTTGTATTCAATTCAGGTAGATTAAGATACTCATAAAGATTTTCTCTTACCCTTTCTTCATCCCTCGGATTATCTGCAAATGTTAATGCGCCAATTGAATCAAGTGCTTCGACTGCTCTTGAACTAATTCCACTTGCCTTTTCATGAGAGAAGTCTTGGAACTCTTGCTTCGACTGAAACGGTCTACCTAAAATAATCTTCTTGGCAACTCCGTCAGATAGCCACTTGATTGCAGCAAGGCCAAATCTAATGCCATTGCCCTCAATTTTGAAGTCTGAATCTGACTCATTGATATGTGGAAGCTTTAACGAGATTCCCATGCGCTTTGCCTCAATTAAATATTCTGTACGGGTATCGCTATCTTTCTCACTCTTTAGAATTGAGAATATAAATTCGATTGGGTAGTATTGCTTAAGCCAAGCAGTCCAATAGGATAGCGTTGAGTATGCGACAGCGTGAGACTTGTTAAAGGAATATCCTGCATGAGCCTCGAAATCGTGCCATAACTTTGTTGCCCTAATTCCGATATGCTTTTCTGCATTGTTAATAAACTTATCTTTAAAGAGGTCAAACTCTTTGGCATCCTTTTTCTTTCCAATAATCTTACGAACCTTGTCCGCCTCAACCATTGTCATGCCACCGAGAATAACACACGCTTGCATTACTTGCTCCTGATACAAAACACATCCATAGGTATCTTTCAAATAATCATTCATAGACGGATGAATATATTCCACCATCTCCTTGCCATGCTTACGGGCAATGTATGATTTTCCAATGGTATTCATAGCACCTGGTCTAACAAGAGCATTGGATGCAACTAATTCATCAAAGTTATTAACCCTCAACTTAATCAAAAGATTTGTATAAGGCCTTGCCTCACACTGGAAGACACCCTTAGTACGCCCCTCAGACAGCATTTCAAATACTTTTCTGTCATTTAGGGGTATTGCCTTTAGATCAATATCTATTCCGTGACGTTCTTTAATTGTTTTAATAGTCTGATCAATTACAGTCAATGTTTTTAGACCAAGAATATCAAGTTTAATAAGTCCAATTTCAGCAGCTTCTTCCATATCAACTGCGACTACTGGAATTCTTTTCTTACTACCTGGGGCTACCCGTGTTTCAAGTGGTGCATATTTAAAAATTTCATCCTTTGCAGTAACAACTCCTGCAGCATGGATTCCAGTTCCACGGATTCTTCCTCTAAGTTGCTCACCATATTTAACAATTTCAGGGTATTTCATTCTAAACCATTGTGCTCCTGCTGATCTTGTAAAGTCTTCCCAAGTGTCAACACTCTTCAAAACTTTATTCACATCATTAAGAGGGATGTTAAATGCTCTGGCAACATCTCTTACAACACCCTTTTCTTTAAATTCTAAGAATGTAGCAATAGATGCAACATTTTTATATTCCCGTTCAAGATATGACTTTACTTCTTCTCGCCTATCATCTGCAAAGTCAGTATCTATGTCTGGGAAGTCCTCGCGGCCATGATAAACCTCTAAGCCTACAGGATAGGTCTTTGGTTCTTCATCTGTTATCCCAATCAAGTATGCAACTGAAGAAGAAATCTTGTTAGATACCTTTTCTTTACCAACATGCTTCAGATATAGATCTTCAATTTTAAGATTATTTATTGCACATATCTCGTCAACTACCCACGAATCATCTAGAACAGATCTCTTTGATTGACTCACTAAATCCTTCAGGTCTAAAATCGACATGTCTTCTACCTTTCTTTAAGTTGCACCTCAGGCACATTGGCTGTATATTGTCATAGGCGTTATGGCCCCCATTAATCAATGGAATTACATGGTCTACACTATCTGCAAAAACTTCTTCACAGGCAATGCATAGATACTTTGTTAATTGTAGTGCCGCTTCCCACTCTTTCACGCTTAGTATACCAGGATAACCCTTATTCCTACACTTTTGATTACTCCTGTGAGCGAGTAGCTGAACCCTATTCTTTTTCCTATATATTGCTAGAGTCTCTTTTATTCTTTCGGGATTTCGATCACGCCATTCTTTATGCTTTTTTAAATAAACGGGGTCACCTCTTACTTTTTGCCAGCGAGCTTTCCCGTACTCACTCTTTTTTTCCTTGCTTCTAGTTGCTTCATATTTTTTTGACAGGACCTTCTTACACTCTTTACAATGACCCTGAACACCATTAGATGTCTTAGAGCTTCTGTGATACTCTGAAAAATCTTTAGTAATTCCGCATAGGGGACATCTTTTCATAATTTAAGTATATCACACATTCATCAAATGGCCAAATCAAAACCTGAAAAACTTTCCCACTTAGCCTGGTCACCACTTATAAATCTAAAGAAAAGCAATCCATATTCAATAGGATCAATATCTGTAATTCCAAGTGCATAGCATACCAAAGAACCTGCAGCACTACCTCGACCTGGACCAACCATAATGCCTTGCTCTTTTGCCCAACTAATCATATTATTAACAACTAAGAAATATGGTGAAAAGTTTTTTGACTTAATAACACTAAGTTCTAAATCTAATCTATCTAAATATTCTTTATTTTCAGAGAATCCCTTTAGATTTATTCCTCTATAAGCAAGTGCCATAAGTTCTTGATCTGGATCTTCAACATTTATTGGAAGAAGTTCGAGCCCACTATGAATTGTATATTCTTCAACCTTGTTTGCAATCTCAACAGTATTTTCATAGATATCTTCACGCTTGATTCCCTGATTTTGCATGGCAGTTTTAATTTCTTCATAAGACAATAGGTGAATATCAAATGTTCTAAAACTCATCATTCTATCTTCCCCATATAAATAGTCAAGTCTTTTCATTGGGTCTTCAATCTTTGAAGCCTTTTCAAAAGTTGTATCTTTCTTAACCTTTGCATGGGTATTAAGAAGTAGCATCATTTCCTGGATTACTTTTTGACTCTTGTCAGAGTGGTGGCAATCAGGTGTTACTACTGGCTTGACATCGTAGGTGTCAGCCATTTCTAATAATTCTTTATTTAGTTCCGCAGGATTATGTGGCATAAGCTCAACATAAAAGTCATCCCCAAAGTTTTCTTTGAACCAAGTCATTAGTTTTTTTGCAGCAGCATATTCTTTATGCTCAATTGCTTTAGCAAGAAGCCCACTCATACAGGCTGACAATACTATAATTCCCTCTTTATATTTTTCTAAAATTTCAAAGTCAATTCTTGGCTTTCTGTAATATCCTTCAGTCCAAGCTAACTCATTTAACTTATTTAAATTTTCCAAACCTTTATCATTTTTTGCAAGAAGAACTATGTGGTTATAAACCATGTCTAATGGATCAGTTCTTTCAGATTTATCTCTTGTGTCAAATCTATCTGCTGTGATATAGCCTTCAATGCCCAATATAGGCTTTATTCCATTTGCTTTTGCAGCCCTATACATTGGTCTATGGCCCGACAGAACGCCGTGGTCTGTTACTGCAATAGCAGATAGTCCAATCTCAGAAGCACGTTTTGCATATTCTTCTGGTGTCGCAACTCCATCCATTAGGGAGTAGTGAGTGTGTACATGAAGTGGAACGTAAGTCATTTTAACCTTTCAATTAAAAGAGTGGGGGAGTATTTCTCCCCCACTGCAATTACCAATCTACAGAAGTTGACACAGACGGATTGTCAAAACCAAGAAAGAACGATTCTTGTTCAGCATAAGGAATTTCTCTTACAACTGATTCAAGATTTGGAATCTCGTATTTTGACCAATCAAACTTTTCTGTGTCTTGCTTACCACCGATTAGAATATAGGTTGTCTCTGTTCCCTTGCCATTTCGCTTTAGCTTCCATGTCATATTTGAAAGAGCCTGTGAGTCTTGAACATATTCACGAATTGTGTCAAATGTTGCAGACTTTGCTACGCCCATGCTCCATACTGCAATATACGGATCATTTACTCCGTCATCAGCCAGAACGTTAATATAGAAGCGTAGACGGGATCTCCATCCAGCTTTCATATCTTTTCTATGCATTTCACAACCAAAGCAGCGGCCTTCGCTCTCGGCAGAACATGCTGCCTTGCGCTTATAGTCCTTTGGATTTGAGTGTTCTGAAACTACAATGGCAAGACCATTGTTTTCATCATAGCTTGGTGAGTCTGCATCAAGTTCGTTTACAAAACGAATTGACATACTTTGACTATCTTCTAACTTAAGCCACGTCATGCGTGGACCACTATTTTCGTACTTTGGCCTATCGAGCATTGCTTCGATATTTTTTAGCCCTTTTACAATTGCCATATTATTTCTCCCAATGTTTCGTCCTGTATGTGGACAGTTATTACTATTATACCATTATGACTAATAGATGTCAAACTACTGTAAGACATTTGCTATCAAGTTATCAAATTGAGATGTAAACTTTTTTAAATCATCTTCTGATAACTCTGATACGTCTTTTACTGATTCTGGAAGTTTTGCGTTTATTGCACTTGTTCCAAGAATGTTACATAGCTTTTTAGCCATCTCTATTCCCGCAGTATCGTTGTCTCCTAAAACTATTACATTGTTAAAATACTGTTTTAAGAGTTCCCTCTGTTTTCCCGACACAGAAGCTCCCAAAGTGGCTACAGCGTGTGCTCCTGCCTGTTCTAAGCGTATTGCATCGAATGCTGACTCAACAACAAATACCTTGTCAAACCTCTTTGCTCTAAATAGATTAAACATTGTTTTTGCTTTTGGTAGTCCAGGAGTATTCTTGAATTTCTTACCCTCTACAGACCTTCCAACAAATCCTAAACATATTCCATCTGGAGAATGAACTGGTATTGTAACCATATCTTGATTTTCAGAATATCCAAGTAGATATTTTTGAACACTATCTTTTGTTATTCCCCGACCTAAATAATATTCTGCAGCCCTTCTTGAGGCAAGTGCCATCTGGTTTAGTCTCTGGATAACATCATTATCAAACTCTATAAATTCTGGCTTGGTATCAAGTTTTGATTCAAGACTTTCAAGAAAGTTTACATTCTCTGATTTAGAATCAACCATTCTTGCAGATTCAAAATATGATCTCTTGGTTACATACATAATAACTTCAATTAGTGAATGAGATTCTTGACATCCAAAGCAGTAGAATAATCCGCTTTCTTTTGATATTTCTGCAGCAGGAGATCTATAATTATTATGATAGGGACAAAAAATTATAAAGTCACTTTCTACTTCATAGACTACATCAATACCTGCGGTTAGCAGACTTCTTTTGATTTGATCTTCTGAGTAGAAGTAGCCATGACTGGCTTGTTTTTGTTTATTCCCACTATACATTCTGCCGTTCTCTTTCCTACATATATACCGTATATCGATATTTCAAAATCGAATGTCTTACCATTATAGCTTATTGTAAAGTCTGTGTCAATATCATATCTTGGGACATATCCATCAGATCTCATTCCCATAACAATCATAGAGTAGTACTGCTCTTTAAGTCTAACGATGTGAGAATCATCATAAATTTCACCATCAAGGCTAAATCTTTTTATTGACTTATGAGCGTACATACTTTAATTATATCAAAGTAATTAACTTGTTTTTACAAGTCCTTGTAAATAAATCTACCGCTATCGAAATCAATATCAATCATAAACTCTCCACAGAATCCATGTCGGTTCTTTCTAAATACACATTCAAGAATTGTACTGCCACCAGCACGTCCCAGGGCTAAGACCCAGTCAGCATCGTACGCTAACTGCTTAGACCAAGCGACCTGTCCAAGTGACGGAACGCTCTCCATATCTGTTGCATCACTTGGTGTTGCTGAGGCAATAGCTATGATTGGAACTTCTGATGAAACGGCTAACACTTTTAACTCTCTGGAGATATTCTTAATCTTTACAACTTCATTATCAGTTTGACTATTTGGTTGCATGAGTTGAATGTAATCAACAAAAACAACATCTGGAGAATATTGATCAATCTTTCCTCTAATTATAGAGGGAGAAACTTCTCCAAGACCATCGCTAGAAACTATATAAAACGGAGGCTTGTCTTTTAAGTGCTGATTAGCCCACACCTCGAATCCTTCAACATCAATTAATCCAGAACTCAATCTTCTATGAGAGAACATTCCATCTCCCATAATTGTATAAACACGATTACGAACTTCTTTTTCTGTCATTTCAAGAGAAATAACTAGCGGAACTTTTCCTGACTTCCACGCTTGAACGGCCATAAAAATAGCGAGCCAAGACTTACCAATAGCTGGATAGGCAAGTAGAATACCAAACTGGCCAGCAGTAATCCCAGCAGGAAGATAATTATCGAAACCTGCAAGATTAGTTTTAATACCATGAATACCTTGTTCATTTAACTCCTTAATTAAAGTAAAGTGTGCAGAGGCATCTTCAATGTCTGTTGCATCAATATCTCTTACATTTGCACTAAGTCTTTTCAAATCTGAAGTCTTTGATATAACAGTATTCAAAGCTTCAATTGGTTGATGATTATTTAATTGTTTAGCACCTTCCATCAAAATATTCTTAAGATTATCTTCTAAATATTTAGTTCTAAGCTCTTCAAGATGATGCTTTGTAGTTCCAACTTCACCCTCTGGTGAAAAATCTCTAAACTTTTCTACCAATAACGATTGTGTTGGAACTGTTGAATTTTGCTCATAATAATTTTTAACAAAGTCCCAAACATCTTTATGTGTTCTAAATAGCGCATCAGGATTTGCTTGAAATAAAACATGTATCTGCTTATCTTTTAAAACAGCAGAAATTACCCTTGCTTCTAAATCTAACACTATTTATCCAACCATTCTTTTGCCTGTGACCTTAGGAGCTCTCTTGTTCTATCATCATTTTCTTTAATTGTTTTTGCATCATACACCTTGTCAGCATTATTTGTAAACCACTTCCAATTTGGATGTGCAGAAACCCTAACGTAATACTCGAGTAAATCGTAGCACTTCTCCATGCCATAAGATTCGATTAGTGAGTCTGAAGCCCACTGCTGAATATGAAGATTTATATTCTCGTCATCTAAGTTTCTTTTTTTTATCAAACTCTTATATCTGGATATTAGTGCAAAACGATATTTCTTATCGGCCACTAGTCTTCTAGTTCTTTTTTGGCTTCTTCTACTTTCTGAATAACTTTATTTTCTACAAATTCATAAACTCTATCAAGAGCTTGATCTGTATTTTCTCCACTACGAACAAAATCTGTAATTCCTATATCAATCCTAAGACTTTGGAAATTTCCTAAATTAAGTGTGTAACCGAGCGTTACTGAAACATTTGTTGTTTCTGACATTTTGGTCTCCTACCATGTCTGTTCTTGCCAAGTGGGGATGAAACGTCCATCCGATGTCCTTGTATATAGCATTATAGCATCTCCTATCCGAGAACGCAAGTCCTGTTCTGTTAATACTTTGTATGAGGTAATTTTTCCATCAATTCTTGGCTTTCCCATATGAATTGTTGTCATGATTTCCCTAATTTCAAATAGATGATCTTCAGAATAATAAGCATTTATCTGGAATCCTCTTTTTCCACCAAGACTATCCCCTATTGATTCAGGAAATACGCCCCTGGCGACCCATCTTTGAAATTGAACTCTTGACCTATTTAATATTTTTGCTGTATTGGCTACGGTATAGCACCTTCTTCTATGCTTTTTAAAATCGGAATACAACATAGTTTGACTTTTACCTTGAATAATATTATAAAAACTAACAATATTGCTGGCTTTATTAATGTGAATAACTCTTACAAGGTCTTTATTTAAAAAGAATAACTTTTTACAAGGGACTATCTTGTCCTGCGGTTGTGACATTTTACCTGCCTAAGAACTAATTTTTTCGCCAATGGCTATAATTGAAACTTCAGCGTCAACTGACCCACTTGTTGAAGAAGAATAAACGTTTACGCTACAAGAGCCTTGAGTAATATTGCTTAAAACACAATATAGGTTTGTAACACCAGAAACAGAGGTTACTGATGAAATTACTATTGGAGTAGTTTTAAAAATTCCATCGTAGTTAAATGATCCTGCCAGGTTTGAAGTTGTAGAAAGATTTGCATTTGCAAGCTTTATAGTTTCAGCATGAAATACTAAATTTGATGTTAAAACTTGTGAAGCAGTTGCACGACCTACATATTTAATCTTTGACAGACTATTTCCTATCAAACTTGAAACACGATTAATTTCTTGCACCATTCTAAAAAGATAAGATATATCTAAAGGTTGACCCCTATCGGGCGTTTCTAATTGTGGCATTTGTTCTCCTACCTAATTATATCAGATTAGTGACATTGTTCCAGTATCTAATATTTTAAATAAACTGTAGGCAGCCCCAGGAACTGCTTCAGGTATTGGGTCTGGTAAAACGAAGTCGACTGGGGCTCCTAAAAATTCATCAAGTCTATTTTGAAAATCAATTTCTTCTTCATACGGCTCATGATGTGGAATATTTTTTATAGGAGAAAGTACAACAACTCTTAAAGAGGTTTCTCCATCCTTTTTCATAATACTAATTGCGTCTATAGCTACTCTACCATGATAATAAAAATCTTCTCCGCTCCACTTGGCAAAAACATCTGCATAGTGTACCTCTTGACTATGATCATGATCAAGTGCTGCCGAAGCAAGAGAGTCAGCATAGTTATAAACTTCTGGAGTATCCCATGCAAGATTTATAAAGGCCTCTGTTCCCGAAACTGGTGAAACTGTATACGCTGATGGTAATGGTCGAAATTGACCAATACTTTTTATTTCATATAATTGTGACCATGCTGACCACTGGTTTTTATCAACAGATATAATTCTAAATTGAAAAAAATGATCCCCATTAGAATCTGGTGGAGGTAAATTATCCAAGGGAATTCTTATTTCTGCCATTATAAAATTCCTAATCCAAGTCTGTACTCAACATAGCTTGTTGAATTCTCTTTCTTCAAAATTGGATTACTATCTAATGTTTTCATATATTCTGCGGCTACCAAAGAATATAGTGGATTATAACTCGAAACATTCTCAAACCTCAATCCATCATAAATAACAAAATGCTCTGCAGTATTTTCATTTAAATCATCATGAAGACAGGTGTATATTCTTATAGCATTTATTGCACTCCATGAGAAATTTTCATTGGTAGTGAAGTCAGAAATTCTTTTTGTGACCACTTGATACCTCATGTCGTCTATATCTGTGTCCTGTATAGCAATGTTTAAATAAGCTTTAGGTGGAGAGTCGCTAACATTATTTAGAAACTCTATCCTAATCTTTACATGGTCTGGTGCTTGCGCTTCGACTCCCTCCCTTGCCTTACTAACTATTGAGAATGCTAACTTGATCTCGTCTGTTGGTAGATTTTTTCCCAAGTTTAAATTTATAGAATTATTTTCAGCGTAATAGGACGCACTGCTTGAAGTGTCAATCAAAGAACTACTTGCAGAAACTCCCGAAACTATTGACGTGCTTCCAGAAACCATCATTCCTCTGCTCAAATATCTTGGCTGCTCGCCTCTTAACACTCTTTCTGAATATTGAAAAATTGGAGAATTGTTATTTATGAAAAGAATATCGAAGAAGTTGCTTTGACTGACATCAATATTGCCAACAATAACTTGATCAATTGGAATTGGACCTATATATAAAACAGTTGAAGAGTCGTTCTCGTTGTTAGAATATGCCCAAGGCTCTGTATTGCTAAAGGTTGAAATTACTTTACTGTCAAAAGTTCCCGCTATCTCATTCTTATTCGCTGGAAATAGTCCAATTTCAGTAATTTGATACCTTTGTTCAAGGGGAAGTTCTGCCTTGAAAACAATTTTTTCTTGACCGTCTTCTTTCAAAAGACCCTTTGATAAAATTGGGACCCTTGCTACTTCAAAATTTAGAGATTTTGCATCGTCTGTAAACGTGGCTGAAGAAGACGTTGGATAGGCTCTTCCACCAACCCCAACTGCAATATGGCTTGCAAATTCTGGAGCCTGGTTTAAAAGGTATTTTGCTATAATATTTTTTCCATTAGTTGTAATCATGATTCCACCTTATACATTGTACCAGTTTTGTCTATCAATATTTCTACCTGTTGACTCTGTTCTAAATTAATAAGCTCTAAAACAAGGTCTCCGTTGGTATCAATATAGTAATATCCCTTTTCTCGAGTAACTAATACATCATTCTCGTCAAGATATTGATATGTTGAATTTAAGCCTTCTAAAATAATATAGTCTTCCTGCGGAATTTTGTCTTGAATTTTAACAGGGAAAATGCTGGATAAAGTATTAAACTTATCCATTGTAGTAAGTTGCTTTGTAATGTCATACCTTTTTCTTATGTCAGAAAGGTTTGATACTATCGAATACTTTTGATCAATACCCTCAATTGTGTCATGCCTTTCAATTATTGAAAGCTCTACAGCAGAAAGATTTTCAAAAAGTAACTCTGCAATCTGCTGTGCATCATACTGTGGGACTAATGAAGAAATGTCTGTAATGTTTCTTGTTGGTGTTTTTACTATAACCACTTCAGGAGTTGTTGCCGCTACTGGCATTGGAATTGGATCCATCGCTGGGTTTACAGTTTCGTATGGTCCTGAAACCTCCTTAGGATTTCCTCCACCACCTTTGTCTATGTCAGTCGTTGGTTTAGATGTCGGTGCAGCCATAGCATCTGGCTTACGGGCAGGTGGTGCGTCATGAGCATCTCTAACTGGTTTTTTTATTTGTGCAGCTTTAGCATCCCTGGCTCTTTGTTCTGCTGAGTCTGTTAATGAAGGAGTTTTAGCTTTTGCCACTCTTGCCCTTTCTTGAGCAGAATCGCTTAATGCAACTGGTTTAGGGGTAGCAGTACCACCACCTGATCTTTTTGCTTGCATACTAAACCTCCATTAACCTTAATTGACTTTTTACATTTGAAGAAGATCTTCCATATGTGGCAGATATTACAACAAATTTCTTATTCTCATCTACCATTTTAACACCTTCTGGTAAATCAAAATTAATTTTTACCAAATCTCCAAGTTGGATATGTTGTGTTCCAAATGTGTCAACTTCAAATACTTTTCTTGGTCTAATAGTTTTATCTAAAATCCATTTCATGATATCTTTTGCAGAATCTTCATTTTGGATATATATAGAATTTATAGAGAAAGATTTGTTTCCATGAATTGCCCTGCTATTTTTTACACTATTATAAACTTTTTCAGACCTTCCTGGAGATGTGATTAAACTATTGCTAATTACTGGATCTGAAAAGTTTGACAACTCTTTAAAATAATCATCAACTGTTAGAACATTTGAGATATTTTGCGTGAAGGTTATTCCTTGAATCATGATTCTATTAGTTGAACTTTCACTCAGGTCTATTGCTTTATCCGTTGTATTAAAGATTAAGAACTCAGCTCCATACGACCCTGGCAAGAATCCTGATATTGCGTAAGACTTTTCGCTACTAAATGGTGGAACAATTTTTGCAATTATTGCTGGGTAGGCTTGATCATATTTAATATTAAAGTATGCACACTCTCTCATAATAGTTCCAAATTCTTCAAAGTAATATTCAATTCTTGGAGAAGTTTCTGTAGAAATGCTGGACATATATGTTGATTGAACTATTGATGGAAGAGAATATTTTCTCAAGGATTCCGAAATAGATAGATCTATGCCAGTTCCTGCAGTTAAAGACTGAGTATTTGCTGCCTTGTTTTTTAAAGCATATATATTTTCAAACATACATTTTGACGATGCTCTTGTAAATAGGCAAACTTTTAAACCTCCTTCTGGCATATTCAAGGGCTTGTCATCGGTGACAGTTCCAATTAACTTATTATTTAAATATAAGAAAAAGTTTATCTTTTTATCTAATATTTCTGCCTCTATGGCAAGATCGTATACTGGAATTTCTTGAGACACAAGTCTATCTGATCCAGCAAATTTCCCTTCGTCAACAAGAATTCTTGCAAGAGATCCCCAAAGTTTTTTTGGAACAGCCATATTTATCTTTTCAGCAGGTTGAACAGAGTATGGAGTTTTTTCAACTTTATAAAAAATAATATTTTCAAGAACTTGTACAGATCCTAACAAATTAACTGAGGCACTACTATAATAAGATAATATATCAGATGAGAGTGCTGCAATTTCCAAATAATATCCAGAATTTGTATCAGGATCTACCATATACCCTATCCCACCAGATCCTCCAGAAAGCTCTGTAAGGTTTGCATTTGAATTAGCAACATCTATATTAAGTCCTTTAAAATAGGTTGTTGAATTTAGTGCACTTTGAGTACTATCGTCTTTCTTTGTCCCGATTATTCTCAATCTTGTGCCAACATGCTTGTAATCGCTATCCAAATCTTTATAGACATAGTTTAATAGGTCTATGGAGTCTGATCCAGATAGTGGGGTTCCTACCATCTGCTTTACTGGAGTTGGCCCTGAAAGTACTAGTGCTGATAGTTGAATTCCGCCAACATCCGTATCCTTTACAGTAGAAAAATTATATTCAGACCTTGCAGACTGCTTCATCCAATTTACAATTTTACTGCTTACCAAAGTCTGATTTTTAGAAACTAGGTCGTCTCCAAGTGGGTACGCTGAAGCAGAGACAGATGCAGAAATAGATGCATATTCTATAAGCTCTGTTGAAGTTGTGCTAAAAAGTTTGCTAGAGTCCATTCTAAAAGATCGTTTTATTTCAGGAGTTTTCCAATAGTCGTCCAGACCATGAGGATGAGTAGCTATGCTCGTTCCAAACTGCCCCCTACCGTGAGACTTTACTTCACCATTTTTATACCTAACATTTTCTTCCAGATTATCAAAATTAGATCCAGATGCGTTTTCATAATACGGCTCTGTATAAATTCTTAATTTTCCAGTCATAGTCATTTTTCCATTAAATACAAGTTGAGAAAAATATTTCTGATACTCACTATTATCTGTTATCCAGACAATATTATTTGTTGCAGATGCAGTTTTAACATCTACAACATATTCATGAGCATCATATCTTATGATTTCTCCATTGGAAAATAGATACCCTTGGAATCTTGGAAGCCAAAATGCACTATCTCCAACATCGATTACATTATTTTTAATCTGATAGTTTTCTACATATGGTGCAAGATTGTTAAGATTTGTTGCTAAAGGAACTGCTCCAAGTGCATATCCGACATTTGCAGCTGGTTGATTTATAGTTCTTGACTCTGCCTGTTGTCCGAGCTCCCATAAAATAGAACTTTTATAGCCATAAGTTCTTTCACTTAAATCTAAACTTGCCTGTTCTAATCTGGACACTTCTCTTTGGATATACCTTGTAGTGTAATTAATTTGACCATCATTGATAATTTTAGTTTCAAATCCCGAAATTCCTTCAATATTTGGAACAAATCCATCAGTCTTTTGGCCATATAGCGTTGTCAATCTTTCAGTAATTGAAGAGTTATCATCTCTTACTGAAATATTTGGCATTAGATATTCTTTTGGCATGATTACGAAGTTGTTATATTCATCAAAGAACATGGCTGTTTGAGTTGCTTGTGCGAGTCTTTGCAAAACTTCTGCAACTGAAACGTCTGGCTCAACAAAGAAAAATGGAACTACTGGATCATTTGCAGTATTAATATTTTTAAATATATAATTACTAAACCCAATACCGTCTAATAGTAATGCAGTTGCCATTGTTAATGTGCAGTTCTGTAAAAATATTGGAGTTGCATTGTTTGATTCTAAAAGGAAGAAGGCATCTCTTAAATTTAATGAAACATCTTGTATGCCACTAGTCGCTACTGCTGCATTTTCTGAATAAAAAGTTTTTAATGGAACGAACTTGTCATATCCATTTACATCTAAAATTGATTCATAGAATTCAATTTTGACCTGTGGCTTTAAATTATTTGCAATAATACTTCCAGTCTTAGTAGAACTATTAAAAGTATTAAGCTCTGTAAAGGCTCCGTCATGATTAGAAAGATTTATTGATCCAGTAGACGCTACAAGTCCACCAACAGGTAAGCCATAGTCTGTGGCAGAAATATTCTTATTTATTTCATAATCTAACGTGTAGTCTGTTAAATCAGTCTTCAATCTAGGAGATATTTCAATTAAATCAAATGGTGTATTCGGGGCATACATTGTTTCAACAACAACTCTAATTCCCTTTATAAAAATAAAGTCTCTATAAGTGTTTGTTCCTTCAACAACAAAATAATCAGGATCTACTATTTTTTTAATTAGACCAATTCTTTTTGTATCATCATCTTCTAATAAAGAAAACCCATAATCTGCAATAGAAGTTACCCAGTCTGACTTTCCTGAACTCCAGATATACAAGGTTCCAGGATTAGACGTGGAGCTTCCAACGACATAGGCATGTCCATCTTTAACTCCATTAGCATTATAGGTGCTGGTATCTGGTAGTTGTTCTACTGTGTCCAAATATTGAAATAGATGAAAATTTGTTCTATATTCTTCTGGTATTTTAATTCCATAATAGATTTCTACATGCCCATTCCAAAGCACTACTCTGGAACCATCTTTTCTTCTTGACGTTTCATTAAAAGATATTGCATCATTCCAGTTATTGCTGGAGTCTAAATATTGAATCTTCCATCTTTTTGGTACTGAAGATTTCTTTATATCTTGTAGGGGCTCGTCATACAATATATTCCCAGTTCTAACTCTTTCAGATACCAGGATCTCTCCATTTACACCAACTGCTGATGGATCTGCTAAATTAGTCTGCATCTTTATAACTATTCTATTAGTTGCCACTTCATTTTTATAAACAACAAATGGAACACAATCGTTTATCTTGTAAGAAGGATCTGCAGTTGTAAAAAGTGTTGCCACCTTGCTTGAAATTCCAAATTCTTCACCATTTTCTTTTCTATAAGAATTCCAATATTTAAATTTGTCAAATCTTGAAGAGAAGTAATATCTTGGTCTTGCTCCAGATCTAATACTATCTACAAACTTTTTATTCTCAATAGCAGGTTCATCAAAGAATAGCATCTTATTAATACCAGACCTCGGTCTAAATGGTTTAATGCAATCTTTTAAAGAATAATATAACTCTCTACTTGTTTCTTTTGTAATAAAAGTTAGTGGCTCATCTTCATCCTCTGTTCTATACTGAGAAATTATATTAGAATCCATTGCATCTGTATAAACATTTGCATTATCTTGGGAGTCATATTCTGGATAGAGTGTTCTGTATACCACGCTGGAGCTTTCTGGCCTCCATCTATAATTACCACAATTATCAAGATTAAGAAGGTCATTTTGATTCCATTCAACAATTACTAATGAATCGATATCAATACTATTATTTGTTTCAAGATAATTTATTAAATCATTGTCTGAGAACATTAGACTTCCTCGAGAGCGATAGAAATATCCCAAAGGTCGTGGTTAGTCCCGCCTCTTTTAACTATGTTGTAGCTAAAATTTGAAAAGAACACTTCTAAAATGTCTGAATACTTATCTAAGTTTTGATATATTTCATCAGCAAAGGTTTGTGGCTTATCGTATGATAAAAATACATAGAATGATCCAGGATTTGCAGTGTACCACTCCAGCAACTCTGCTCCACCAGCCCCACCGTCTGCTGTATATTCGGACAGTCCAGTAACTGTGGCAACTCCGTTGTCACCAAATTCTGGATCTCCATCATAAGACCTGGAGGGTAATAAATTATATGCAAAAGATACATCTATCTTGTCTGCAATATGATAAGAACGCATATGACCATTGACCATTCTCTTTCTATTCTCAAGTCTATTGGCACTAAAAGAAATATCGCTTCTATTGTGGTCAGAAAGGATTATGAAGTCTTCTCTTTCTATTCCCGAAATTTGTGGAACACCATTTAAAATTCCACCAGAATTGTTGGAAAAAATCATTGCTTGTGGTCTTATCCACTTTTTTCTGCTATTTAAATATGCACTACTGACCATTAGTAATTATAACTCCTTAAATTTCCTCTTGTTTGATTTGAAAGCTTTGCCATAACAACGTTTGCAATTTCATCTGGAGAAGCATTTGTTCCAGACACATTTACATTTACGCTATATGTATTATTATACATTGGTGAGGACGTGGCAACGACACTTGAATTATTGACTGGTATACTTGAAGATCCTCGTTCTGGAATAGAATATCTTGGAGAACCCATTCCATCCAGGAAGTTGTTAGTTGGAACCTTTGATCCTGAACCAATTCCAGGGAAGGCCTGATTATTTAGTGCTTC